TCGCTGGTCATGTAGTACATAAGCGCTTCAACATCAACGCCTGTTGCTGTGGTAACTGTGACTGTTTCACGCAGGTAATATTGTGGGAATCCTTCTAGAATATCCAGTGCATCAAGACAGTCTGGCGTTATGCTCCAAAGCACCCCGGGAGCAGCATGTCCAATAACCGGCACTATGTCAGCATGGTATTTAAACACCATTTTATAGTCTTTAAGATAACCCACGCCCATGTTCTGAGCACCGGGACAGCGACGATTCATTTCGTCAAGATTGGTATTCATACCGTAAGCAAAATAATATGTCATGTGTGTATTATACTGCGGAACTGTATTTTACGTCAACTCCAGCGCAAACAGTACATCATGTAGTCTTCTTGGTGTTCAAAGCGAATTTCAAATATGGGCTTGGCAAACCATCTTGAGTGACTCATGGGACCAAAAGTCTGTAGGCACCACGCAACACGCTGGTCCCACTGTACCTGTGACATGCCGCCGCATTTGCCTTTGAATTTCATCTGCTCCACTTTAACGTAAACAGTGTAACGTCCCGCTCATCACTAAAAAAATAATAAACGGTACTAAAATCACAGACCCCGGCTTGATTGCTAATATAACTTGGGCAGTGTTTTTTAGCCCATTCCAGAGCTTTCCACTCCGGATCATAAGGCAATGTCACTGTCATGACGAGTACTTCAATGCAAACAAGGTAGCATCTTTGCCTTCTTTAAAATAAAAGTCGGTGCTGTTATAATAATAAACAGCATTCCACTGATCCTTAAATGACCCTAAGTGTTTGCCTAACCATATTTCAACATTGTCAATTTTCATTCCTGTGTCATCTACACCAAGATTCACACAGTGTGGCCACAGTTCTTTTTTCAGTATTCTCACGATCCACTCCATCGTAGAGCAAACAGAGTAAATAGTTTCTTATCCACTATCTTATAGTGATATAATTCTCCGCCTCCTGGTGTAAGCCAGGCAGGGTTGTTGTCGTCTTCTGGAAATTCACAATGGTCTAAATCTTTTAGGCCGTAAGTTTTCTTAATAATTTTAGCAAAATCTTCTAGATCAAAATCACTACCCGCATGTACTCCTAGCCCATCGAGAGAGTGATGTTTGGTTACTTTGGCATATAATTCGCTAGGCATTTTATACAGCATGTCCACTCCATCGTAGAGCAAACAGAGTAGCCAGCTTGGGATCTTTCACAGTGATTGTGGGAATGTAATCACCAGCAGTGGGCTGTTCATCATGAACCTGTTTATCATAGGGCACAAACCTACGCTCATAGTACCACGCACACTCATCAAAGCCAACTCCGTTAGCATTATCCACACCTGAGCCTACATGCTCCTTTAACCATTCTGTACACCCATCAGGCACGCCTTGAGGAAATTCCAGCTTCATGTTTATTCTTCAACTCCGAAATTATTACTCAGATCTTGATCTGCAATAGCTCTTGCATCGTGCAGTGCATTGTGTGGAACTTTGCTGTCTGCACTGCTTAGATCTCTGCGTATCTCCATAGTAATCAGAGGATAGTTTAAACACATGCCTGGCCCTGTAATCAAAGCATCACAGAAGTGTTTGATATCTTCTGGCCAGTCGGAGATTAAATGTATGCTGTGATATTGGAATAAGAACTGTTGAAGTTTAGTTTGAAACACGTCTAGTTCGATAGGTTCTTTTTCTAGGAACGGCATAACATGTTCAGCGACCCAATCTTTTGGATCAGCACAGTGCAACACTTCGTAGAACTCGTTGCCATCTTCACCAACCAGTGCCATACTGATAAGCTCGCCTTTGAACTCGTTAAATTCTGTATCTATATAAATTTTCATTCTATTATTGCTTTCTGTTTTGGACTATTGTACAGGCAGTTGCCTCGCTCTCGAATCAAATTAACAAGTTGTTGAGGATCAACTTTTGCAATTTCTTTAAGTTCAATTTCAGTAATACTGTCAACTGTAGTAAACGACCAAATTTCAGGACTACGCTGAGGATTATATCGAGCTCTCATTGTCATTGCGTGTAGGTTGACAGGAGCAGGCTTTAACTCTTTGCCCGCAATTGAGTTTAGCAGAGAATTACGTTCCCAACTAGTACAGTCTACAATGCACTCAAATCCTAGGCAGTCCCAGGATACAATAAATTTACGTTCTTTCATCTGTAATGACTATCAACTAATCTTAAAATATTTTGATACTTATCGTATGCAATCTTTGCCGCGGGGTTTTCATGTCTAATTCGAGTTTCGCGATCATGCTGTTCTACAATATAGACTGCCGCTTTGACTTTAATGTAGTTGCTCGTCCGTGCGTCGTATAGCCATTTGTCATGTTCTAATAGAGCACGGAAGCGATCCTCTGGCATGTGTACTTCTACACATTTAACTTCGGTGATGGGCATAGTTTCAAATATTTCAGGATCACTGTCACTGCATACAGCATATGACACTGGTTTAAGTCTGCGATGCATACGACTACTTTCACGCACATAAGCATCGTACTTTTGGCAAAACTTGTCAACTTCTTTCATAGTTTTTCGCCAGGTTCAAATCCGCGGAATGTTTTAAAACGCGGAAAACGCAAACTGTAGGTGCCGTCTTGGTTCTGTGTTACAGCATCTGCCCTAACTTCAACAAGCTGACCAATAAGAGAATCCCGAGTATGCCAAAAAGTGGATCTCTGCTCATCTGAAAAACCACTGCCCACATTAACACGTATATCCTTGCCGTCATCCTGCCCAGCACATACAAAAGCCCCAAGTCTTCCTTCATTGCGTCCAGTTCCTTCTTCTAAATTGGTAATACTTAATGTTACTTCAATGAATGGTTTGGCTTTGAGCCAAGCATGACTGCGTTTGCACTCATATCCTGCGTCCACATCTTTGATCATAACACCCTCATATCCTCCGTCTACAGCCGCTTTATTCAGCTCTACAAAGCGTTGTTCACCTTCTACAGTGTCTAAGTCAACATCTTCCCACTCAAGCGCTTGTACGTGCTGTAAGAACGCCTGGTGTTTTGCAACCCAATGTACTACAAGTTGACTACGGACGTTCTGTGGCTTATTCCATACACCTTTTTGGAATTCATCTAACGGAACACAGTCAAACAAATGTAGTACAGCATCGCTTGCTGTTACATTGTCCTTGCGATGTACCTGTTTCATTAGGTCTTGGAAGTTAGCACTCATTACTTCTCCGTCCAAAACCAAATCATATGGCGGTGGATCAAATTTAGCTACAGTTTCAATTTCTTTAATAATGTGTCCAAAGTTATGAAATTCTTTGCCATTGCGACTAAACATATTAATACGCCCGTCCATACGGACAATAGTAATAACTCGAACACCATCTAGTTTAACTTCAATCTGTTTCTTACCAGTCATCTTCTTTTCGTGATTGGCGCTGTCGTGTGCAAGTTGGCAAGTGAACACAGGAACTGCATATTGCGGGAAGTCTTTAGCAACCTTGTTTACAGTCTTTTCACTTACACCGCATCGCAAGTCTTTGATAAGGATACGACGATAAAAGCCGTTCCACTGTGCTGTGGTAGCAACACTCATTGCAAGTTCAATTGCATCACGAGCAGCATGTCCGGTAAGCTCACGGTTGATCAATTGATCGGCAAGTACTTTAAATGTAGGCCAATCAAGCCCCTGTCCTGTAAGTACATCTGAACGTTCTGGAACTGCTTTAACACCGAATGTGATCATAGCATCTAGTGCCATACGCACACCTTCAAAGAACTCGTCTAGTCCTTCTTGCATTGCAGATTCAAGAATGCCTTCTTTGTTAAGACGACTAGGATGATCCTCTAGCGATGAAATAATACTTTGTGGCTGTGTTCGCATAATTGTTCCGGTTCTATTTCTAGTGATTGTCAAAGACTATGTATCCTTGCAATGTATATATTATAGCACGAGATGGAGTACAGAGCAAGATCTAATCTTGCCCTGTTCCCACTTTTCAATGTCATACAGACGATGTTCAAACATTTAGTCCCTCATTAGATAGGATATTAGTGCGTCATGTAAGTCTGGCTCACCATAGAACAATACAATCAACACTCCTGCTACTAGGTAAAATCCAAAGTCACTCATCGTACTCTTAACTCGTCAATGTTGATAGGTGTGTAGTTGATTTGCTCTACACTTACACATCTGTGGCTAGGCGACGGTGGAGGATTTTGGTGAATGTGTCCGTGTACATTTAACATACTGCCTTCGCCAAATCTATGACTCTCGCCCAATGTACTGTTGTGTACAGGAACGTGAGTCAGCAACAAACCAAACTCGGGGAACATTCTCCACAGCATAACTTCGCTGAAGTAGTTGCCCAACAATTTGATGTTGTCGTGGTTGCCAACAACCAAACGCTTTTTGCCGTTCAATCTGTTGAAGTTAGCATCCAACCACGCCGGCTTGTCCATACCAAACAACACATCACCCAGGTGATAGACTTTGTCACCAGGCTTAACAACACTGTTCCAGTTGGTAATCATTTGCTCGTCCATATCCGTCACGTCCGTAAAACGATCGCCACGAGTAGCCTTGCCGTCACAGTCGGTGAAGTTCAAGATACCTGCGTGATTAAAGTGTGTATCGCTGATTACCCAAATATCTGCCATTGTGAGCCTCTTTTTGTTTATACGTACATTATAACATATTATAGGCCGTTGTCAACCTATTTAATGTACTGATGCTTTTGCATCTATATTACATTCAACAATCCAATCATTAAATTGGGTAAACTTGTTTACTTCTACACCAAGCCCTACTGCTTCATTTACAAAGTGCTGTAGTAGCGAATTGTACAGTTCGTCTGGCATTGTTTGTTTATCAAATTTAATTTTCATTACCAATTTTCCACGCCTGCAATTTCTACATTAAACTCACCGTCTAACTCATTTACTTGCGTTCGAATAGTAAGGGTAATTACACTGCCAATACCTGAACTAGCTTCATGTGCTAGCGCAAAGGATTCTGCGTCTGGAAACTTGTTCATAACTTCTAAAATCTTTTCTACATCTCGTTTATTAATATACATCATGCTATCATCCAATCCATTTCTTCTTTTACTTCAATACTTTCACTACCATCATATTCATTTATACGGAACAATGTACCTTCTGGAAGCCAAGCAATTTCCAAACTGTCCATGCCGCCTGTGTACATATCTGGATACCAAAGAGTCATGTAAGTGTTCAACTTATCAAAGTCTCCTGTTTCAACACACTGTACTACCATAGGATCAAACAGCGCTTTGTTGCCATAGTCGCCGTGGCCCCAAGAGCTCCAACCAGCGCCGTGCCCTGGACTGTATAGTACAGCAACTTTTCCGTCTCTAATTACTTTGTCCATATTAATTACCGCCTTTCAATAAGAACTTATTAGAAATTGCTTTGAACGAACATTGCATATCTAGAATCTTAAACACAAGTCCTTCTCGTTCACAACCAACCATTCCCATAACTGACTTACCTTCTGCAGACATTAGCAGATCAGCAATGGTAGTTGACTCATCCATTGTGAGGGTTCCAAGAACAGGCACATGTTTAATATCAAACTCATCAACGAATGCTTTTCGTTCTGCAGGAGTAAAGTACTTGTTGGTATCAATATTGTAGATGTCAAACAAGAAAAAATCTTGTCCTTTGCTCTTATATGGATTACCTTGAATACCTTCTCCAATCAGTTCACCTTGCAATGCAATATTACGATTAGCACGACGAAGTTTTAATTCTAGATCATTGGCAACTGCAACTTTCCACAGGCTGTTAGTTTCGCTTGGCTTGAGATCAAGATTACGTGAACAAACTCCAAACTCTCCATCACGCAAGTAAGCTGTCATTGACGCACCGTCTAGCTTTTCAGTAATTTCCCAAGCATGCTGTTCTTTAGCCCAGTATGCAAGTTCTTCCTTTAGATTCTGAATACGTTCTTGATCAGTCTTTTGAAGCCAACTTGGAAACATACCTTTAACTTCACCAGCAAGACATGCAGGAATAGGAGCTTCATACTTGGTGATACTAAGGATAGCAGAAACATCCATTCCTACTTCAAGACCAAGAACACAAATACCGCCGATGTTTGCTGGCAGCAACAATCCTTGCGATAGTTGTCCACGCAGTCTAATAGTACGCAAGCGTTCGCCTGCAATACCGTCATACACTCGCGGCTCGTTGCCTTTGCTGAGGAATGGTGCTAGCGCATGCGGAATCCATGAATCAATTTCACAATAGACTGCTAGGTCGCCAGCGGCAAATTCGCCTTTCTTAACAACCACAGTCCAACCACCAATAACTGCACATTCAATAGCATCCGCACCTTCAATTGGGCGAATAGTATCAATTTTACGAATAGAAGCTAGTTTACGCATTTTTACTCCTTACCTACAATTTCAATATCTACACTTTCACTGTAGTATCCGTTGCTACTTCCGTACCAGCGAATGTCTACGTTGCCTTTGATAGTTCTAAAACGATAGTATGTCCAAGTTTCACTTTCCTCAGATCTACTCTCACCTTCGTAGCTGCTGACTTTTTCAACCAGCAACAGTGGAGTTCCTACTAGGTCATCTAAGTCGCCTACAATGTCTTCGATGTACACTGACTCGCAACAATCCTGACTGTGATACATTCTCACATAGTGCTGTTCAGTTAGGTGAAACCGTAGTTCATCACCGCCCAAATTTACTACTTTACAAAGAATCTGTCCCTGCAATTCTTCAAAACTTTTTACTGGTTCTACTAAGTGGTTATAGTTCATCTTGTGCTTTTTGTGCTTTATATATATATTATAGCACCGTTTGTGCCGCTGTCAACCATAATGGTGCAACCTGTAGGAATTGAACCTACTTCAATGTCGCTTCAAGACACCGCTATAACCATATCAGCTAAAGTTGCAAACTTGGGGAGAATGATGGGAATCGAACCCACGCAAAGAGAATCACAATCTCTGATGCTACCATTACATCACAAACTCCATAAAACTGGTGCCCCCGGAGAGATTTGAACTCCCAACCCGCGGTTTCGAAGACCGACACTCTGTCCAATTGAGCTACAGGGGCAAACTTGGTGGTAATGGGTGGATTCGAACCACCGACCCTACGGGTATGAACCGTATGCTCTAACCAACTGAGCTACATTACCTAAACTGGAGTGCGTGACAGGAGTCGAACCTGCATGATCGAGATTTGCAATCTCGGGCCTAACCATTCGGCTACACACGCACATAACACTGGCAGAGGGTACAAGAATCGAACTTGTGATAGCGGAATCAAAATCCGCTGTTATACCATTTAACTAACCCCCATCAAATCTGGTGTGTCCGGAGAATTTCGAAATCTCGACCCTCTGGTTAAAAGCCAGATGCTCTTCCTCTGAGCTACGAACACATGGTTGCTTCGACTGGGATTGAACCAGTGACCTAACGGTTATCAGCCGTTTGCTCTACCACTGAGCTACGAAGCATTAAACTTGGCATACCGCCAGGGACTCGAACCCCGACCCAACGAAATGATAAATAAACATATGTTTAAATGTAATCAATGTCAATCAATGTTTTTCCCTCTGAGGACAAATAAAAACTGCATACGAAAATTTTGTTCCGTTGCTTGCTCTTCCAAGCATTCAACAAAACGACAAATTAAAAAATGTTTGTATTGTAAAACAAATACACTCAATCCTAAATTCTGCTGTAAGTCATGTCGGGCTAGCCATCTTAATACTGGTAGAATACTATCCGATAGCACTAAACTAAAAATTAGAACTACGCTATTAGCCAAATATGAAAAAGTTTCAGTAGAATATTTAGGTGAATATACTCGTATATATCTATGTAAATGTAAGTTTACTGGAAAAACTTGGTATTCTAAAACTGTAAAAACAATTCATCCCGATATTATTGATACCAAAAAACAATATTCTTACCAATGTAGGTTTAATTTTGGTATTAGTTCATATCCAGATTGGTTTCAAACTGCTTCTGGATTAATTCAAAATCATGGCTGGTACTCAACTCCTGGTTCCAGAAAAGGGATTAAAAATATTAACGGTATTTCTAGAGATCATATGTATTCCGTAACGCACGGTTTTAAAAATAATGTCGATCCCTGTATCATATCTCATCCTGCTAATTGTCAACTAATGCAACATGTAGCAAATCAAAGCAAAAACACGCAATGTTCATTGTCGTTGCTTGATCTCATGGCAAAAATAGAAGAGTTTGATAAAATGTACCCTGCAAGTCCGTTCCGATTTGAACGGAAAATAGCGGATTTGGAGTTCGCGGTGATGCCTAGTTTCACTACGGACTTGCGGGGCACACTCTAAGAGAGGCACACTAAGGTGCTGCCATTACACTAGCGATACATAAAACTTTATTTTTCCTTTACGCAATAAAAAACCCCCGGAGTATTATCTACTTCGGGGGTTTTGTTTAACTTTTAGTTATGAAAACTAAGACGTCAACAGGAACCCCCTTCGCTAAACCAGCGAATGCAAATATGTTTCTGCATGTGTTTCTGTTGTGTAGTCATTTTCATTTCTCTTTTATTTCGTTGTATGTGTTTATTATACACAGTTATTTATCATCTGTCAAGTGATTCTTTAACAATTTAGATACAATATTTTTATTTCCAATATACTTGCACCAATCTTGATCCCAAGTAACCCTTTTTAATTTACGCTTCCCTATAAACGCATCTCTATAATGAATAGTACTCCAATTATCGTAAATTACTAAATCTCCAATACTCCAATTATGTAGATACATGGTTTCGTCGCTTATCATTTTATTAATTATGTTATTTCGAAACCACTCTATATAATTTGTTCCTTCCGGAAGACCATCTATCCATTGAGTAAATAATTCATCAGCAACTAATCCATAATCATTGTGTACCGGATGCCAATTTATAGCTGGGCGCCGCACATAGCAGTCCCACGGAGTTGTGTATGGTGCCTTACATAATGCTGTTGCTTCTTTTAAAAACTCTCGAACTGAATTATCTATTAAATGTAAACCCTGGATAGTGTCAACAAATTTTGTACCTGTGGGCGCTCCTTCTAACTCAATAGCATATAAAATTCTATTAGGAAGAAGTTGCGAAGGAAAGTGTGTAAGATCAATATGCCAAGGAATTGTTCCAGACTTTAATAATCCGCTTTCACTTACTGTTTCAACAAAATTATCTTCGTGCCCTTGATTTATAGATTGAGTTAGACCGCTATATTTTTCTTTCGAGCTGTCCCAAACATTCCCAAATATACTACAAAATTCTTTTAATTGTATATTATTTAAATTTTGATTTTTAAAAATAACAACCTTTTGAGTTGCGTACAAATCGTATACTATTTCTTTTTCTGTATTAGAAAGATTTCCGCAGTCAATATCATTAACTTCACTAATCCAGTTCTTTTTTATACTAGTAATTTTCAATGTATAGTATCCTTTTATGTTAAGATAGTGCTGTAATTAAAGTTTTCAAAATCTTCTTCAAATAAGTTAATGATTAACTTTTCTCGAGATTCGTTGTAGTAGTCTAAATAATTATATGCTGGAGTAATATTAATTTTTTGAGATATCTTAAAACCTAATATATCTTCAATGTCAGCATAGCCATCTTCATATTTAAAAATATTTGGGACCATGTTATTATTGTTACCAGTTAACAACTTAGTTTGAGAAGTGCTTGAAATGTCTATATGCGCATTTTCTTTTTTAGTATATAATTCTTCAAAGGTTAAACTAGTAAACTTGCTTGACGAAGTATAAGTTGTCTTTAAGTAAACATAAAAACTAACAGCTCTGATAAATGGGTTCCTTACAACTGAAAATACCCATTTATCTTGAGTATATAATTCCCAATAGCTGTAGGGGTAGTGCATGACTATACGCCAATCTTCACTAGGTATAAAGTTTGCTGTGCTAAATGTATTCCTAGGCATGTATATTGCATCAGGACAATTTAGTTTTATACTTTTCTTTATACTCATCCCAGATGTTTTTGGAATATGTATAAAGGCAAACTTGTCTGTGTAAATCATAATACTATTTATATGTTGACAAGTTAGACAGAATATTTTTATACCATATGGAAACGCACTTGAGACTTTTTCATTGAACGGATGGTGTCCTGTCCTTACTACCTAGACTATGTCTAGGATCAAGTATGTTTTTTATACCATATTGAAATACACTCAACATTCCGCCATTGATTCGACATGCTGGGTACTAGGGGCGTGTTCTAATGTGTTTCAATATGCAAACTCATTGTAGGCAGGACTCGAACCTGCATTGGGCGCCAGTGACGGGCCTGTCTTGCCAATTAGACGACTACGGATTCTTCGGAGTCATGACTTCCGAATATGGTGAAGGTAATTACTCCTTCATAATACCATATATAAACACATTTGGCTACGTTGATTCTTTCGAACTCCCAAAGGTAGCTACAGGGGAATCAAATGTGTTTATATATGGTAACGCTACGGAGAATCGAACTCCGCTTTACATTATTATTTGGTATCCCTAGCGAATCCCGACATCGCATTACCAGCGTGAAAGGCTGGCGTTCTTCCTTTAAACTATAGAGATTTTTTTCTTCCAATGTGGCCTTTTACTGTTTCGGTAGTTCGAACAAACCTAGACAGCGTGACTTTCTCTTGCTAACACTTACAAAACTTGGTGCATCCTCACGGTTTCGAACCGCGGACCCTTTGAATGTAAATCAAACGCTCTACCCCTGAGCTAAGGATGCAAAACAAGGATGGAGACAGCCTACACACGGGCGGCCGATATCAGCGTTAGCCGAGTCACTTACCTATATGTCGTCCACTTTATCCGCTTAACTTTGACCAGCTGCCACCCTGTGTCAGGGCTAGGAATGAATCAACTGTTAAGTTTCAGTCTCCAAAAATAAATTTGCGCCAGGGAGTCGAACCCTATACTTCAATGATGCTTGTCCAACATACAACGGAATCGAACCGTTTAAGCAGCCCATTCGGGGATGTGTTGCCGTTACACTAAAGCGCAAAATTGGTGGAAGTTGATGGTAACGCTCCACGTGCCTTGACTTCACTACCTTTAGGGACGGTTTTACAGACCGCTGTAGTGGGCAACTTCCGATACACTCTCCACGCTATACGTCAACCAGGAATCCCCAGTCCAGAAAAGTGTATTATAAAGCAATTTTCATGGATGAACCCACATGTCTTCTTTCGGATAGAAAGTGCTTTATAATAACTAGTATTTTTGGCGGAAGCTGAGAGATTCGAACTCTCACCTATTCCTAGATGGGACGGTTTTCAAGACCGCTCAGCGCCCTGCGCCCCTATCCTCCGTATAACTTTATAAAATCTTTGCCATGTTTTTGGATTACATATTCAAGAATTGGCTTCATTTCTTCTTTATATAGAACATCTATATCAGGGTTACATTTCAACTTGGCTTCCCACTGTGGGGACCTATACCCTTTTATTTCTATAATTTTATTATCAACTATAAAGTCTGGCAGATATTTTTTTACAACGCCTTCATAATCGTATGTTCTAAATTGCTCGTTTTTTTCAATGGATTTTCCGTGGTCCAAAGTGTATATTACATATGCTAGTTCCCAACTGGAATCACAGAATATATTTTTATACCATCCTTTTTTACCACGCCCGGAGCCTTTTACATAGCCACCCAAGCCACGGTTTTTTGCAATAATCGATAATTTGTCTTTAGCTTCTTGGGTGTGATAACCAGTTTTGGATGCACCAAATTTAACGCCAAATAACAAGTGGTCTTCACCGCTTTTAATTCTACTATCTGTTTCGGCGGTTTGATCTCTATTCCAGGGTATGCATCCTTTTTTAGCACCAGCTAAAGGCGATCTTGTTCTCTGAACTCTGTCTTTGTTTAATTTACAGAAAGGTTCATGTGATCCAAGACCCCCAGCGTTTTTGAACTCTCTATTACAGTGTTTGCAAAATAACATATATTTCTCCTATACATTATTTATCAAATCTATAAATCAAGACTAGTGCCATAAACCGGACTCAGCCAAACTTCCTTATTGGTAGCGGGTCCAGGATTCGAACCTGGGATGCTCCTGGCTTATGAGACCGGAGTGGTGACCGGACCCTTCCCGCATTATAAGGTGGTATCAATCGAGGAATTGAACCTCGCTACGGAATGACATGACGCCTTGATGTCTGTACCGCTAGCAAGCCTGCATTGACATAGTAAATGGTGGAGGTTAAGGGGATCGAACCCTTAACTCTGCCTTGCAAAGGCAGCGTGTTCCCATTAGCACTAAACCCCCAATTTTGGTCTCCGATGCAAGAATCGAACTTGCGCTCCTTGGTCCCAAACCAAGAGTGATACCATTTCACCAATCGGAGTTATCTAATTTTTCGAATATACTCTAAGCCAATTTGACTGTTTTGAATTTCAAGCAATGCCGAAATAGGAGCATTAAATTGAGTACCATCATCTTTGTATCTATGTTGCCTTGCAAGCTCTCTTGCTCTTTGCGAAGCAATAACTACCATAGTAAACCTATTTCCGATGTTGTCAACAATTTTCTCGTTGTCAAGAAGTCCTATTCGGCTATGTGTCTTGTCATTCATATGTTCCTTTTGTTGTTAAAAATATTGGTGCCCTGGGAGAGACTCGAACTCTCAGCTTACGGCTTCTAAGACCGCTGTGTTTACCAATTTCACCACCGGGGCATTTTACTCTACTGACACACTCGTGCTCGTCAAATGTCCGGTGAGCTAACCGGTTCCTCTACTATGTAGAGTCTTTGAGTGTGCTTTTATATGGTGCCCCGTGACAGAATCGAACTGCCGACCGCTGATTACAAAACAGCAGTTATACCATTTAACTAACGGGGCCATATTTTACTTATCATACAGACTGTGCTGTATACTTAAAACTGGAGCGGAATAGGAGAATCGAACTCCTGACTTTAGATTGGAAATCTAAGGTAATACCATTTTACGAATCCCGCTTATACTAACTTGGCGGTCTTAAGGGGTAACGATCCCCTTCTTCGACAGTGACAGTGTCGTGTGCGTCCGTGAACACTTTAAGACCTAAATTTAGTTGTATACTACTTATAACATTATACTCCGTATACAAGGGAGAGTTTATAATTATACTTCGGGTAACCCAGAGTATAATATTTGGCGGAGCGTCAGGGAGTCGAACCCTGTGACCCTTACGGCTGGCAGTGAGTGTGGGATTTGAACCCACGGCCCATATTACTACGAACTGCACCTTAGCAGGGTGCTGATTTAAACCTCTCATCCAACTCACTATATTAACTTCATCTCCGTCAGTTCTGTTCGTTTCCAAACTACCAACGGGTCTTTAAACTGTGACCACTTAGTGCCATAATACTGGCAAAAGATTTACTACATTCTATACATTTATACATATAGATATTTATCAAGGGCTCCACGACTAGGACTCGAACCCAGCTAGTCTTTCGACACAGATTAACAGTCTGCTGCCACACCCGGCGGCTCTCGTGGAATAAAACTAAATTTATGGTGCGCTCTACCAACTGAGCTACTGAGGAATAAACTTTGCTTACAAATACACACTCACAGGAATTGAACCTGCCCACTGAACTTTGAGCCCAGCTGTAATCCGCTACATCTGCCTGGCCTAAGCATTTGTGTGTATGTGTAAGCAGAGTTTAGTGGTGTATGTTGGTGCATACACCACTCTACTTACAGTGTTAGCCTTGCGACTAGCACTAAAATATTGTATCTAAATTGTTAAAGAACGTGCAAGCATTGCTGCTTACTAGTGTTTAGTATAACATGTTACAATGAACATGTCAACTGTTATTTTTAATCTTCTTAGCAACTCTAAACTACTGTTCTTTGTTGCTATGTATTCATTATAACATGTTACGATGAACATGTCAACTAATTTCCTAACTTTTTTGTTGTATTTTTACAACACTTTTTAACCTATTGCCTGCTGTATTGCTACAGTATGTCACTAGTATATGCGAACTTTCTCACTCTGTCAACTGTTTTTTTGCCTTTATTGAACATTTGCATGTATCCATTTCCAGTATTCTTCTGCTGTCATAGTGTGCCTCCATAAAAAAAGCCCCTAACATTTCTGCTAAGGGCTTGTAAAATTTAGTAGTACGTTCTACTTAACTTTGCAAACCCCGCAGACATCCGCACCTGGATTACTTGATCCTAGTGTCGAATATTCTACTGTTGTTAGCGTTAGTTTCATTGAACTTACTTTCCTTTGTTATAATTTATTTAGCCATTTGACAATAAAACTATTAGTTAATGATTAGATGATAAATTTCTTTCCAGTTAACAACTTTAGTAATACCTGGTGGTACAGTGTCGTTCATGTTAAAACCGTGTTCGATTAATATCGGACGCAATCCTACGTTAAGTCCTGCAACTGCGTTTGACATCTTGTCTTCAATCCACCACAAGCCACTATCTTTGTAAGGTGCAAGTGCATCGTCTTTGTCTGCTCCGGTATCCAAACACACGAGCTCTTCAAATGCTGTTTTACCAAACAACTTTTCTAAGTTCATTTGGCGTAGTTTCTTAGCATTAGGATCAAGACTCATACTTGTAATGCAACGGAACACATATCCATGTTCTTCATGCAAACGTTTAACATAGTATATTGCATCACGCAATGCAGGAAGAAATCCCATTACAGCACTCTCGTTAAAAATTTTAACCTGTTGCCATGCTTGACTTTGTGTGATATCATATTGTTGCGCTATATCATACAACAGATTACCACCTTCAATCGCAGTGTGTCCATGCTGTTCCATCCAGCACATAAAGGCGTATTCCCAATTGAGTAGACAACCATCTACATCTGTAAGTATTACTTTATCGTTATATTTCATATGTGCCTCTTTCTATTGCTTTATTATATTACCATTATACAATAGAAAGAGGCTGCTGTCAACCGTTACTTGTTGTTTCAAGTATACACATGTTAAGTAAAACTTCTACCTTAGTTACACGATCGTATCGAAAGCTACGAAAGCCGTTCGATCCAACTGCCCATACTGCTATAACCTTGTCTGAAATCTCGCGAACCTTCTTTTGTGTTAGCGGATCTTCTTTAGCAACTGCTGGTAGCAGGCTTGGCTTAAGAGTGCAAGGCATCCTGCGTTCCTCACCGTCAAGTTTTAGGAATGTTACTTCAACTACTTCCTTGCGCAGCATCTCCATCAGTTTTTCTCGTGTTGGGATACCTTTAAGAGCTGCTACTGTATCTTGGACCTCTGTCATAGTTCCTCCACAATACCTAATACTTCTGCTGCAATTAGCAGAGCACCTGCAACTACAAAGTTGCCCATAATTAAAAATCCACCTGCAGCAATACGTACTGCACTTTTAGCAAGACTTACATAAAAGTGGAACTTACTAGGGTCTTTAGGTTGTGGAACGTGATCTTCATACTTAATAGACATTTTTATTTCCTATTTCCAAATAGTTGTAGCAAGTGAATAAACAAGTTGATAAAGTCTAGGTACAGTGTTAGTGCGCCCATGACTTCTTGTTTGCCGGTGTCGCCACCTACACTTACCATTTCACGGATACGCTGTGTGTCATATGCAGTCAAGCCCAAGAACACAATGATAGCAATAGCTGAGATAACCATCTGCATTAGTGTACTACCAATAAAGATGTTCACAACACTGGCAATAATAATTGCAATTAATCCTACAATCATCATCTGTCCCATTGAGCTTAGATCCTTTTTAGTAAAATATCCGTAAATGCTCATAGTGCCAAACAGCACCCCTGCACCCATAAAGGCTGTAAAGATACTGCCCATTGTGTAGACTGCAAAGATTGTAGCAAAACTCAATCCCATTAAGCCAGCAAACGCATACAGAAACATCTGTAGTCCCGACTTGCTGAAATTAGCACTGGCAAAACTCATCACAAGGATTGCGGCTAATGGTGCAAATATAACCACCCATTTTAGCATTCCTGTAAAAAAGAATTGCAATAGCTCTGGGCTAGTTCCTACATAGTAACTGACCAGCATGCTGATAAACACAGCAATGCCCATCTGAGAATAAACTCTGCCCATTGCTTCATTGATTGCAGAAGCGTCTCTATAACTTG